TTTCTGTTGAATTAAAGCCTGATGTTCATTTTAAAAAAACTGCGCAAACTGGTAACTATACACAGAGTGGAACTACAATTACCATTAGTGCGACTGGTCATGGCATGCCTGTCGGAACAATAGTTGTGCTTGATTTTACATCTGGTAATGCTATTGATGGTATTTATACAATACAAACCGAATCAACAAATGAATTTACAGTCACTTCTACAGTTTCTGCATCTATAACAGGAACAAATACTGTTTCATTTAATTCGCATGAGACTCCAACTGTTCCTACTGTTTACTTATTTCATGCTGGAAATAACATGAAAGATAGTTTAGATATTGTATGGCAATCAAATACATATACAAGGATACCTGTAAAGGCAGAGGGATTTAAATACACTGGCAAAGGAAAACTGCCTAGACCAACTATTACTTTTTCAAATTTATTAGGGAGTATTACCACAATACTTCAACTTACAAATCAAACAACAGCTTTTTCTGATCTTGCTGGGGCAAAAGTTACACGCAGACGAACACTAGCAAGATTTTTAGATGAAGAAAATTTTCCTTCAAATGTCAATCCTTATAAAGTAGGATCAGTTGACCCGACAGCAGAATTTCCTAGAGAAGTTTATTTTATTGAAAGAAAAGTTGCTGAAAACAAAAATATTGTTAGTTTTGAAATGGTAGGTTCTTTTGATCTTTTTGGTGTTGCTGCTCCTAAAAAATTAGTCACAAGAGCAGATTTTGCTGGTGTTGGTACTTTTGTAAATGCTTAAAATGTCTTGGAAAAAATCTTTTAAACACTATGCAAAAAAACAATCTCCAGAGGAAGCTTGTGGTTTGTTGGCGATAATTAAAGGGGAAGAAATTTTTTGGCCTTGTAAAAATTTAGCAGAGGGTAAATTTGAATTTTTTATTCTTGATCCTGATGACTGGGCAGAATGTGAAGATCAGGGCGAAATACTAGGAGTGATTCATAGTCACCCTTTAGGCTCTGCAACACCTTCAGACAATGATAAAGCGGCTTGTGAGCATCTTGGTTTTCCATATTATATTTACAGTATTGAACATGATCATTGGGAATCTTTTAAGCCTTGTGGTTGGAAAGCACCTTCACTTATAGGACGAAAGTTTATTTGGGGAAAATACGATTGTTGGAGTATAGTTTCTGATTGGTATTTGGAAACAAAAAAAATTAAACTTATGGATTGGAAAAGACCCAAACGGATTAAAAATTTTTTAAAAAATCCAGAGTTTGAAAAAGCATTGCCTTTAGGCGGATTTAAAAAACAAAAATCAATTAAAAATATAAAAATTGGTGATGTTTTGCTTTTTCAATCTGTAACAGGCAATTTAGATCATGTTGCTGTTTATATAGGTGATAATATGATATTAAATCATAATATAAAAGCTTTAAGTTGTAGAGAACCATTTGATATGAGATATCAACAAGCGTTGAGGGGGGTTTATAGATATGCAGCTTAAAAAAATTAAAGTATATGGTAAATTAAGAAAATTTTTAGGAAAATCTTATTTTGAAGCTGCTGTAAAATCACCACAGCAAGCCATGTCTTTTCTTTTAGCAAATTTTGAAGGACTTCAAAAACACATGAATGATCAAGTGTATAAGGTAAAAATGGGTGGTAATGAAATCACTGAAGATTATTTATCAATGTCTGGTCAAGGTGATATTCAAATAATACCTGTAGCGATTGGCTCTGGGCCTTTAGTTACTATAGCTGCTGGTGGTTTATTGGCAGCATTTGGTTCTGGCGCAACTATCTTAGGTTTAACTCTTGGTTCTGCTCTTACAGGAATAGCTACAGCACTTGGAACTTCAATGATTATTGGAGGTATAACAGACTTAATATTTCCACAAAATTCACCACAAAATATTTCTTCAGTGAGTGATATAGACCCATTAATTAGAGGATCATATTCATTTTCTGGAATACAAAATGTTAGTTCGAGTGGTGTTCCAGTGCCAATTATTTATGGTCGAGTTTTCAGTGGCTCAATTATAATTAGTGCAGGGACAGACACCGCCCAAATCACTAAAAGAACTGTTCAAGGTGATGGAGAATCAACTTCGGGATCAGCTTCCCCTTCAGACGATATGACTTATACACAGTCTGGAAATCTTATAACAATAACAGCAACAGGACATCCTTTTGTAAATGGTGACAGCATTAAATTAAATTTTGAAACAGGTCCACTTAAAGCTTCAAATGTAGATAAAGCTTTTTTCGGTGTCCAAGATGCTACTGAAAATGCATTTAGAGTTAGCACGGGTATGTGGAACTCTCAAACATATTCAAACTCAGGAAACATCGTTAAAATACTAGAAGTTAGGAGTGGTTAATAGTTATGGTTAGGTTAGTTGATGACCAATTATTTGGTAAAGATCCTGATAAAAGGGTTGAAGATCCAGATTTAATAGATGGAGGTCTTAGGTCAAAGCAATTTGCAACAGTTATTGATTTATTAGGATATGGCGAAATAGAAGGTCCACGAAAACCATCTAATACAAATCCAGATGCTACTGATTCTCTTGAGATAGGAAGAGATATATTTTTAGATAATACACCAATTACTAATTCAAACGGAACTTCAAATTTTTCAAATGTTGATGTTTTTTTTAAAAATGGTGCAATTAATCAAACACCTGTAAAAGAAATTAACGCAATAGAAAATACAATTCCTGTTGGTGTTGCTCTTACTAATTCACCTTTTGCAACAACAAAAACGGGGAGTTATACACTTGCTGGAAGTGGTGGACAAACTGTAAGTGGTGTATCTTTAGGGGCAAATCAAATGTTAGTTAATATTGCAAATCATGGATATTCAGTGGGTGAAGTTGTCCAATGGACAAATGATAGCCCTGCTGGTACTGTACAAACAGCTAACCCACAAACACAAAACATTCTCTCTGTACCTGATAGTGGAAAATTTGTTATTAATACAACTTTTCAAAATACATCTTTTGCTGGAAATTGTGTTGTAAAAACAAGTCAAGGATTATCAAGAACAATCAATGGTGTTACTAATTTAGATGGAAAACAGTTAGTAGATAAATTAAGAGTAACAATCCAATTCCCTGCACTTCAAGAGTTTAAAGATGATGGTGATGTTATAGGTGCAGAAGCAAAAATTTCTATTAGAGTAACTGAAAATAATGGGACAATAAATAATCCTGTAATTCTTGATGTAACAAATGGAAAGGCGTCAAGTCCTTATGTAAAAGATTATGAGCTTGTTTTTGAGAGAACAATGAATTTTCCTTTGACATTAAGTGTTTTTAGGAATACAGATGATGGTACTGATGCAAAATTACAAAACAGCACAAATTGGCTTTCTTTTACAGAAATTCAATCAGATGTGAGTGCTTATGAAGGTTTTGCATATATTGCATTAAGATTTAATGCCCAGGAATTTCGTAGCTATCCAAGACGAATGTATAGGATCAAGGGTACTAAGATAAAAGTACCAAGTGGAACGACTGTAGATGTAGATAATGGAAGAGTTATTTATCCAGATGACTATACATTTGATGGTACTTTTAAGGCTAATAAAGAATGGTGTTCAGATCCTGCTTGGGTTCTATATGATATTTTGACAACAGATAAGGGTTTTGGTGATAAATTAAACAGCGATGGCAGTGTTGCAGAAAAAGGAATTGTTCAGGAAGAAAATCTAGATGTTTTTAGTTTTTTCTCTGCTAGTAAATATGCAAGTGCTTTGATAACTGATCCAATTACAGCAACAACTGAGCCTAGATTTAGTTGTAATGTAATTTTAAATCAAAGAAATGATGCTTATAACTTAATAAATGATCTTTGTTCTGTCATGAACGCCATGCCTTTTTATAGCAACGGCACTTTACAGATATCACAAGACAGGCCAACGAATACAACTGATAATACATCTGATCCTCAATATGTTTTTAACAATTCAAATGTTACTGAAGAAGGTTTTACATATCAAAATCAAGCAGCAAGGCTTAAATATACAGAGGTAGAGGTTCAATATTTTGACAATGAAACACAGACAATGGAGTTTGAATTGGTTACTGCGGATCAAATCACTGCTCTTGGTTCTGGATCAACTGGATTAGATGCAATTAATAAATTTGGAAGAACAAGAAAAACACTAAAAGCTTTTGCTTGTACTTCTATTGGTCAAGCTAATCGACTTGGGAGATGGTTTTTATATACAAATCTTCTAGAAAATGAAGTCGTTACATTTACAACTACATTAGAAGCTGGTGTGATTGTCAGACCAGCAACAATTATTGCGATTGCAGATTCAGTTCGATCTGGGGTGAGAAAGGGGGGACGTATAAAGACAGGAGTCTCTACTACACAAATAGTTGTTGATGCAAGAACAATTGATGGTAATGATTTAACACATGAATCAGGATCAACTTTGACAGTTATTTTGCCAAATGGAAAAGCTAGTTTACCAAGAACTATATCGTCTATAAATGGAACAACTATTACAGTTTCATCTGCTTTTGTTGATGAAGATGGCAATACGGCAACCCCACAAGCAAACAGTGTTTATGTAATTGAAAGTCCATCAACACAATTACAAATTTTTAAAGTTGTTTCAATAGAAGAAAAAAATGATTCTGAATATACAATCACTGCCGTAATACATGACACAAATAAATATGCTCAAGTAGAAGATACAAATGCAACATTTAATCCGAGAACAATTACCACTTTAATAAAAGAAGCACCATCACCATCAAATTTAAGTGCTGTAGAGCAAATTGTTGTATTAAAGAATCGTGCAGTTTCAAAAATATTTGTTTCTTGGCAGCCAGTTTTAGGAGTAAAAGAATATCTTGTAGAATTTCAATATGAAAAAGACAACCCAGAAAGAATTAGAGTAGCAAGACCAAGTTTTGAACTTTTTGAATCTCGCTTAGGTTCTTACACTTTTAAAGTTAAATCATTTAACGCTTTAGGTGTTTTAAGTTCAACAACTTCTACTGTAGATATTCAAGCAGTTGGTAAAACTGAAAAACCAGAAGATCCTACAGGCTTAACTTCAGAACCAGTATCAGATAGTTTTATTAAATTACGTTTTGATCCTTCTACATCTGTAGATGTAACGCATGGGGGAGCAGTTTCAGTTAGGCACACTTCCGATACTTCAACAAATGCAAGTTTTGCTAATTCAGTGGAAATAATTCAACAATTAGCTGGTAATGTTAGCGAAACTCTTGTTCCAGCTTTGACGGGAACATATTCAATAAAATTTATTGATGATGGTGGCCGCAGATCAGAAAATGAAGCAAAAATAATTGTAACCAAACCAGACCCGCAGCCAAATCAAATTGTTGTTACAAAACGAGAAGACCAAACCACACCAAAATTTAATGGTACAAGGGTTAGAACTGTATTTAGTGATCAATTTAATGGGCTTGTTTTAGATGGAACTGAGTTTTTTGATAATGTTACCGATGTTAATGCAATAGCTAATTTTGATTTTTTAGGGGCTGGAATTGCTTCACAAGGTTTTTATACATTTGTTGATGACTTAGATTTGGGTGCTGTTTTTAATTTATCTTTAGAACGTCATTTTAAAACTGCTGGAATCGTTGTATCTGATTTATGGGATTCAAGAGTACAACTAGTAGATAATATGCCAGATTGGGACGGCACTATTGCGGAAGATGTAGGAGCAAAATTACAAGTTTCATCTTGTCAAGGAGTAGCTGATGCCTCTTTATCAGCTTCATATAGTCAAACACAAGATTTAATAACTATTACAAAGAGTTCTCATGGTGCTGCTGTCAATGAACAATTTTTAATTGATTTTACAAGTGGTTCAGCAACAAATGGCTTTTTAAAAGTAGTTTCAATTACAAGCACAGATATATTTGTCGTTGAAGCTGTAAGACAGATTGCAGAATATGAAATCATAAATGCTTCTACAGGTGAAATAAGAATTTTTACAGATGGAAATCATGGTGGATTAGTTGCTAATGATACTGTAAAACTTGTTTTCAATACTGGAACTGCTGTAAGTGGTGATTATATCGTTGGTGCAACACAAGCTTTGGGAGTCGTTTCTATAACAACATCAACGAATAATTCAGTAACAAATGGAACTGTTGAATTTATAAAAATTAAAGATAATTCTGGAAATAATATCACCAATAGCGGAAGCTGTAATATCTCAAGCCCTTATTCAACATTTAATACTTTTGCTAATGGTGAATTTACTGCTAGAGGTTTTAGATTTAGGGCTGAACTTTTCTCTAATGATCCAGATCAAAATATTGAGATTGATGAGTTAGGCTATTCAGCAAGTATGAAAAGACGAACTGAAACTGTAAATACAGCTATTGCAAGTGCGTGTGCAACAAACAATTCTGCAAAAACAGTAAGTTTTGGAAATGCTTTTTACACAGGAACTTCCGTCTTAAATTCCTCCACTTCTGCATTTTTACCAACAATAGGAATCACTCTTGAGGGTGCTGTCTCAGGTGATTATTTTAAAATTACATCTGTCACAGGGACTCAATTTGTTATAGAAACAAGAGATGCAAGCAATAATTTTAAAGATTTAAGTTTTAAATATACAGCTATTGGATTTGGGAAAGGTGTTTAATTTATCTTATTAAGGTATTCTATAATTAAATAAAAAATTGATGTAATGACTAATCAAAATGATTTTGTTATAGATAATGGAACAGGACTTGCCGTTCGTCAAGATATACAAGATGCTTTACAGGCATTAGCGGGTTTAAGTAGTGGTGATTCTGCCCCTTCAACGACTTACGCATTTCAGTTATATGCAAATACTACTTCAGGTATGTTACAAATTCGTAATGCTGCAAATTCAGCTTTTATAGATTTGTTTCAACTTGATGGTACTTTTACATTAGAAGATGGCTCTGCGAGCGCACCAGCATTATCTTTTAGAACAGATTTAGACACAGGGATTGCAAAAAACGGTACAAACGGCTTGATGATAACGGCTGGTGGTGTTCAAAGATTTTCTGTAAGTTCGTCTGAAGTTAATGTAAATGATACAGGAGCAGCAACAGATTTTAGAGTTGAATCTGATAGCAATTCATCAATGTTTATTGTTGATGGTTCTGCTAATCGTGTGGGTATTGGTGCTGCTACACCAGCAGCAACTTTAGACCTTGCAGGTAACATGATTTTTTCCGCAGGCTCGCCCCAGATTCAATTTAATGCTGGTGGACCAATTATTACTAATCTTGGAATTGCAAACACCCTTGCATTTTTAACAGATAGTACAACAGAGCGTATGCGTATAGATTCTTCTGGAAACGCTACTTTAAATTCTGGAAGTCTAATTTTATCAACTGCTGGTCAGGGTATAGAGTTTCATCCTAGTGGAGCTTCTAATGCAAATTTAATGGACGACTATGAGGAAGGTTCATGGACGCCAGTATTAGGAGCTACTTCTACAGATCCGACTGTTTCGTCATATTCACATCAAGTAGGCAGATATACAAAAATAGGAAATGTTGTAAATTTATTTATGTTTTTAGATATTGGTGCAGGCAATATTACCAATGCTGGTTCTGGCGATGGATTAATAAGAGGTTTACCCTTTGCAATAGATCCCACAACAGGC